TTATATGTAAAGTTAAGCCCTAACCTCTATGTGCTGGATGCAGTTCACTATCAACCAGGAGATTACACTCTCTTCGGTGAAGGTGAATTCCCACATGACATACTCAATCAATGCTACCAACTCATCAATGGTGAGTTCGTGCTAGATCAAGACAAGTATGATCAAATGTATCCAGAAGAACTAGATGAGTTTGGTAACCCAATCAATCCAGTTTAGTGCCTTCTTTCAGGAGGTTGATAATCTTCTCAATGTAGCCATCCTTTAATACACGGACGGTGTTGTAGAAGTTCTGCATCTCTCTCATCTTGATCATGGTGATGGAGGGATCCTTCTCAAACATTTCGAGAGTTCCTTTGAGGGATCTAATAGTTGCCATCTCGGCTTCTGTTAGACGCCCTCTTGCCTTTTTAAGTTCTTCTTCGCTTTTCATATCTTGTGAACCTCATGACCTTCACTTACATAGGTTGAAAGTCGTTTAGCTGAGTGGGCAGCAATATATTTTCCTGTATCCATGAAATCATAGACAAATACGACATCCTTACTGTCATGGCGACGAAGAGAGCGTCCGAGTGCCTGTATGGTTGCAATCGGACTTTTAAGTCCTCTAGCATTGATGAAATGTGTGATTTCGCGTATGTTAACTCCGGTTTGGAGAATTTTAGTTCCAATGAGGATAGAGTTGTCTCCACACTCTGTAAAGCTGCGTATTGTGGAATACCTACTGCTGATGTCATCCTCACCTCTAAGGAAATAGCAAGATCCTCCAATTCCCTCCTGAAGGATTCTACCGTGCTCAAGGTCTCTGACGAGTATAAGAATTCTGGCTTGTTCATGTTTAGATCTGATATCGTTTACGATATCTTTTATCATGTTGTTTCGAGTTTCGTTGTTGACGATAAGTTCTTCATACACGCCTCGGTATCCTAGCTCTGAATCATCCACCTCTGACTCAGGAACTTGAAGCATTTGTATGATTGGTTTGGTCAGGACATTATCCTCGATCAGATCTTGGGTTGTCCGACATGTATATATAGGTCCAAACGCCGATATGAGCGTCCATCTAGGAATAGGATCCTGCGGCACTGTGGCAGTGAAACCGTACCTGTAAGGAGCGTTAGGGAAGCTCTCAATAGCTGCTACGGTGAACTCACCATTGGAAAACTCATGAACCTCGTCAACCATGAGAACTTCGGCATCTGTGACATAATTGTCGATAATTCTTTCAATGCTCTGGACAGTGCAAAGCATGATCTCACCATCCTCATAACCCTCACCAAAGCAGACACCGACATTAGTAAACCCACACTCGTTCACAAAGAAGTCGTAAGTTTGCTTCAAGAGGGATTTAGCATTGAAGAGGATGACCATCTTCTTGCCCATGAGGGACTTGACGATCCCCGCCATGATTAAAGTTTTGCCTGCACCCGTAGGAGCTTTGATAATACAGCGATGATTCTCTAGGGCGTATTTGATTGATTCTTCTTGATAATCAAAATAAGTGAAAGGAGAAATAGATTTAATACCCACAGTTTCAGGTGCATCATTCTTGAACTCCAAGTCGGGAACACACTCAATCTTCTCTAGATCAGCCAGGATAGAAGGAAGCATACCAGTACCAAACTGTCCTCCCCTGGTAAAGAAACGCTTCTTACCGTCCCATTGTCTACGCCTATAGGCAGGTGTAAACTCAGCACCTGGGATTTTGAAGCTATATAAATCACTGAGAGCCTTTAGGATCTTAGGATTATCAGTCTTGAGTTTGGACTTTTGTGTTCCAATCACAATTTTCATACCTTATTATAGACTATAATAAAGCGGAGTTTTTCTATGTCAGATGAAAAAAAATCAGCGGATGATTTAGTAGACGATCTACTAAAGGACATCCCCCTTTCTGAAAGCATCCATGTTAAACTACCTTCGGGTAGAATGGTTACCATGAAGCCTATCACCTTTGAGGAAGAGAAGCTAATGCTTCGAGGTGGTAAAGGTAACGAGGATGTAATCTCAATGCTTCTAAGCAAGTGTCTCACAGATGTTGAGGATCTGGGTGAGCTTCTTGTTATTGATAAGGTATTCTGCCTATTCAAGCTTAGAGAGATCTCTTTCGGTGATTCCTATAAGTTTATTATCGGGTGCCCTAGCTGTGGTAGCGAGAAGCACTATAACATTGAAATAAGTAAGCTTCCTGTTAAGTATCTAGAAGAAGAGGAGATGGAGGTTGTCTTACCTATAACCAAGAAAAAAATAACTCTTCGTCCTGCTTGCGTAAAGGATGAGGATTACATTTCCGACTCGGATAAACTTTGCGACAACCTTTGGAGATTTGTTAACAAGATCGAAGATGTGACTAGAAAGGATGTCTTCGCTAAGTTTATTAAGAGACTCCCTGCTGGAGATATCACCAAGATAATCTCTGTAGTTTCTAATGCTGATTATGGCATCACCAACGAGGTGAGAATCCAGTGTGATTCCTGCGGATTCGACGGTCCTATTACGCTACCGTTAACCCGTGATTTTTTTACAGCGAGTTAGTAGACGGAAAAGATATAGAAGGTCTGCTAAATCAAGCCTATATACTTGTAAAGCACTGTAATTTCACATATCAGGATGTGAAAGCCATGACCCAGCTAGAAAGAATGAGCTTCATAGAGTTCCTGATGAATGAAAAGAAGGCAGAACAGGAATACATAAATGAAGCTAAACGGAGTAGAGGTAGTTGAACGACACAATCGCCCAGGAAACCTAAGCAGGGTCCTCCTGAGAGCTAATTTTATATCTAATGGGGCTTACAAAGATCCTTACGACATCAGTGCAGTAACCCTACACACCAGAGCAGCCAACACCTCTCCTAGCAGTATTTTAGTTGCAAGCTCTCAGGTTGTAGATGAGGCTTATTTATCAGGAGCCGCTCTAAAGTTTAGATGGGCAACTTCAGGAACCGCAGGAACTGTTGCTGATTGCCTTGACCCCGCTGAGTACGCAGCAGGAGGACTTACTACTAGTTCCATATTCAAGCTAGGCACTGGTCAGTTTGGTGTGGTTTTAGACGGTGTGAGCCGAATAGGTGTTAGATCTCAAGATATAAATGGAGACTACATACTTAACACCGCCAGTGGAGCAGGTAATTACATTGAGGTCTGGACTGTCAAAATGACACAGGATTCAGATTGGCAGGTAATTATCAACAATGTAGAACTCTTCCAAGATAACCTTGTTGTAACTACAGAACCTATAATGGTTCGTACAAAAAACAAGCTAATACCTAACGAAGTTCGCTTAGGAGAGGTGATTGATCTTAAGGTCACTACGGAGGTCAATGTTATGAACAGGAACATTGATCAAACAATAAAAAACACCTTTACTCAATCTCTAGTGGATGATCCCAAGTTCCTAATCAAGAAACACAACGAGGACAGCAACCTTCCCTCATGGGTAGAGGTTTCAGGGTATGGAGATACTTCTTCTCTAATTGCCACTACATCAGATAATACCATGGTACTATCCTTTGATACCTCCGTTCTCACAAGTGGAGATATACAAAATTTAGGAGCAGGCCAAGGGACCTACTCCGTAGAGGCTAAGTATAATGTTTTAGGTGAGACACTCATCTCACCGATGATGTACTTCACAGTCCGCTGAGGACCATGTTAGCCCAGTCGTAGGGCTTGTACTCCTTAGCGCAGGCTTCTGTAATAGCCTCACCTTCCATTAGCACCTCATTCCAGTCCTTGTATCCATCAGGAGGGAAGACATGGTTGAAGGTGGGCATACAGCAACGCTTGCGTAGACGCTCAAACCTTTCTAATCCCTCTCTACCCGCGCTGTCATTGTCGTAGGCAACGACGATTGGACCTCGATAGTCACGCAGATATCGTAGTTGAATGAGGGAAGGGGAGCAACCATTGGTGCAAGTAGCATTGAGTCCGCATTCCTTGAGGGCGATAGCGTCAATAGCACCTTCTGTGATGAAGAGAGGGTCTGTGCTGTCTGCATCGAAGGGAAGGAGGACATGGGAGGACTTGACACCTGCCTCACTTGGGGGGTTGAGATACTTTGGAGTTTGATCTCCGAGGGCTCTGGCTGTGAAGTAGAAAAGTCCGTGCTCATCTTCAAAGGGGATAATGAGTCGGCCTGCGTATCTACCACTAGAAGCATAGTAGAAGCGAGCAGGGTTAAGGTTCCGACTACGGACATAACGATCTGCTGTGCTGTTCTCTTCGATCTGCTGGAACTCTTCATGTGTTAAGTTTTGTACGGTTGGTGTGATAATCTGGGCGGTGGACTCTTCGGGAAGCTTACCATTCTCAATGCAGTAGCTGTAGAAGATCTCCTTACCACGGTGGTAGGGTACGCCACGAACGAGGGAAACAAGTTGGTAGAAGTTGCCAGTCTCACCAGACTTGAAGCACTGCCACAGACCAGTATCAAGGTTGACGGACATGTGACGCTTGTAATCAGAGGTGTCGATGACTGAGTTACAAACCCACTCACGACCACCACTCTGTAAGCGTCCTTCCTTGATATTCTGCTGTACCCACTCTCTAATCATTTCTTGCGTCTCGGTCTTGTCTTACACTCATCTAGGCGTCCCTTGACCACCTCTGGGTCATTATAGAGTGGACAGATGGATTTGTAAGAACACCAGTTGCAGAAATCATTCTTCTGGGGATACAGGTCATCGCTCTTGCATTTGCGGATGGTCCATACATCATCTACCACAGCCTTAATATGCTGTCGAATGGTAGCCTCTGTATAGGTAGCTGCGACCAGATTGTTACTAAGAGGGTAGTAGTGTGCGAAGGTAATCTTTGTAATAGGCACTCCCGTAAGTCTGTGTGCTGCGTAGACATAAGATTTACCTTGCGGATCATTGAATAGCTCGAACTTGGTTTTCTCTCTTCTTGATGTCTTATAATCGACCACAAGAATATCTCCTGTCGGTGCTTTGATAATCCTGTCAATATATCCCTCATGTTTGATTCCATCAGCAATCTCCTCGGTAAAGTGATGCTCGACAATAGACTCCTTAGGCAGCGATGCGTTGAACCGAAGGAAGTTCTTGAAGCACTTCTCTATATCTTTGTTATACTTATCAGGGAACTTATACTTATCTTTTATTTCATTAGCCTTAGTCCAAAGCTGGTCAATGGAGGTGGCGTTAGTGGAATGCTCAAACACCTCATGAATAAAGGATCCAAAGTGGAGAGCGCCAGTGTTCCCTGGGTCAGTGTCTTCGTAACGGTTCACATAGTTATATTTATACTTAAGCCTACACTGACGGAAAGTTTCACGCTTCGAGTTACTTATCGTTTCGCAGTACATGGTATCACCATCGGATAATAGAGCGTTATGTCAATAGCCTCAAAGAAATCATCAACCTGTTCTTCAGCATACTTACACTTCTTTGTAAGGTAAAGGTATAGGGACTTCTCTTTTACAGGTTTCTTTTCCTGTAGGCTTTTAAGTATTCTATATTGAAAATTCTTAATGAACTTAGTAGAGAACCTATATCTCCATTTCTCTACAAAATCATCACTAAATGTATAATCTAGTAAGTCTAACAACTCTATTAGTTCTATATCTGCATTCCTCATTAATCTATATATTAATATATGTATTATACGGGCCTGACCCCATGATTTCAAAACAAATCTACAAATTCCTGAGGGAGGCGTTATTCTCTGGTATAGATCGAGAGAAGGATGATGTCCAGATGGCTAAGATCGTAGGTAGAAGTACACTATCTAACTCCTCATTAAAGGTAGGAGATCTAGTGTACCTCAAGTATAGGAATCCAGAAAAACCCTATGCAGCTAAAACCACGGAGCATTTGGCTATCATATCAGGCACTTCTAGGATGCCATCAGGTTATGGTATAAACTTATCTACGAAGAACAGGCTAGTAGCAGCCTATTCTATTGTGCCATCAAGTCCTGAAACCCTTAAAGTTATTCTGGGTGCAATATATAAGAATAGGTCTGTAACTTACGGGAAGGGGGTTGTAAATAATCTATTCTCTTCTCTATTCGGACCCAGGAGATTTAGGACCTTTATTCAGAACAGAGCATTCGATATCCACAAGATAGATTTCAGGTCTGTTGATATTGAATTCGATACACCATTGGAGGATTAATATGGCAAACTTACAGGATGTAGTAGATGGCCTTAATCAGCTAAGTAACGCTCTAGGAGTTGGTCCTAATGGAAGAGCAGATCTTAACGCTTCTGATGATCAGGTAAACAGAAGAACTGAGACCTTATTTCAGATTGAAGCTCTGTCAAAAGCAATGGCTGGGCTTTCATCATCCATACAAAGGATGATTCCAGTACAGCAGTCTCTAATAAGCTCTAATAGGGTTCTAAGTAACGCGACTGACCTTACTTTCGCACAGCTTCAAAGTTTAGATGGAGGATTTGCAGCAGCTAATGAAAACATAGCAAGGCTAATTGATGCAGGGCTTGATCCTAATAATGAAGCATTGTTAGATTTAGCGGGCAGGGTTTCTACCCTCGGACAAGATGTGGGGGCTCTTGTTAAAACAAACGAGAACCTTATAGGAAATGGTATTGTTTCTCAGAAGAACCTTACAAAGCTAAACAAGAGTCTTCTGGATACCTCGATTGAGCAGGGTATTTCAATTGATCGTCTAGTAGGATCTTTAGATAGTCTTTCAAACAATCTGAACTTAGCTGTTCTAGGTGGTGATACCTTTCAAAAGTCCTCAGGAATATTACTTGAAGCTGCTAAGATACTACCTAAGTCTGCATTAGGTAATGTACAGAGTCTTGTTGATAAGGTATTCGATCCTAACAACTTTGAAAAACTAGCTGCCTTAGGGCTGCAAGATATTGCAGGAGGTCAAGTAGATCCATCGGTAGCCCTACAAAGATTAATTGATCAAGGTAGAGCATTAGCTGATCAGACTCAAGGACAGGGACTAGCAAACGCAAAAGCTATTTATGATGTATTCGGGCAAGATTTTGTTCAGCTTCTAGAAGCTTTGTACAATGCTGAGAAATTAAACCCTCAACAGCAACTACTCAAAGAACAAACGGACGCCTTTGATAAAAGTATATCTGATCTAAAGGCTAGGATAACAGGTCCTTTAGATCAGATAGCAGTTGCTACCTTAAATACATTAACAATTGCTATCGAGGCTTTATCTAATTCAGTAATCTTTACAGAATATCTTCCCAGAATAGCTGCATTCGTACAGGATAACGCTGCTGTTATTGGAGCAGGTTTAGCTGGGCTCTTAACAGCTTTAGGTATTGCAGCGGGTATTGCCACTGCTACCTTCATTGTTAACGCTGCTGGATTTAGTGCCCTAACATTAGGATTAGTCGGTATCGTCGGTGGTATAGCAGGGCTCCAAGTCTTTCAAAAAATGAGCCTCTCTAATCTTGAGAATATAAATGAGTCTGCTCAAGATTCTTTAAGAATTCAAGAAGAGGAAGCTAAAAGAGCAGAGCTTGATAGGATGAGAAGACCTAGCCTAGACACTAGGTTTAATGAGTTCGCTAGAAAGTTCATGGAAGCAAATATAGGAGAACTTTCGTTAATCAACCGTAGATCGAATCCTGAAGGTAGAGAGATCGCTAGAATACTTACAGAGATGAGAGACGATCAAAGAAGAAACGGAAGCGAGCAAAGGTTTGGAAGGATTACAGGAGAATTAGCAGGTAGTTGATATGGCAATTTCACAAGAAGTAATAGAACCTAAACTAGAGGAGAGATCTAAGCTTCAGTTTAGATATGTAAACCAGGGGAACACTTACTTCAGAACTCTTAGGTTCATAGAAAATGTTTCCGTGGATGAACGACAGTCCTCAAGACTTGCAGAGTATAACCCCGTTGGAAGGTCTGGGTCCTTGTTCACATACTTAGGAGCTACTTCTAGGGAGCTAACAGTTAACTTTAATATGACACTCCCTAACATCCTAGAGCATGGGAACTATTTCGATGAGCAGCTATGCGCCCAGAAAACTCAGGAGCAAATGAAGCAAGCTTACTTGAAAGGGTCAGGAGGTTTCGGTCCTGTCGGTAGATTCCTTGGCGCTGCTCAAGCATTCGCCACTACAGCCATAAGTGAGCAGGATCAGTGGTTAGGGATCCCTTCAAGTGTAGTACAAGAAGAAATGGCTAAGTACGCAGATCTTCTCTCTGACCGTGAGAAGCTAATAAAGTTCCAAAGCAACAGAGCCTTCGATGTGAGCTTTAATTCATTTACAGGTCTATCGAATCTTGATGATCTTGTGGATGTAACTCCAGCCTCTGATGAGGTTAGAATTAAGGCTATTAGAAAGATTGCTGAGTGGACCAGCCTTATTAGATCTTCTGTAGTAAACAATGCTTCAAATCCAACAGAAGGTCCTCCTATAGTTCACTTAACCCACGGTCTAATGTACAGAGATATTCCTTGCATAGCTACATCATATAACATCGTTCACGATGGCAACGCAGGGTACGATAAGAAGACATTGCTTCCAAGAATTATCTCAGTCTCGATGACCCTGAAAGAGGTAAGACCTTCTGACAATTCAAAGTATAGACTCCGTGGATGGGAGTCCATGCTTGGATCACCTTCTCAAGGAATGGACCCACGATGAAAACCACTGACTACGCTTCACGGTATGATTACGGAGTTAAGGAGATAAAGCATAAGGGAAAGAGTATAACTACTTCCTTAGCTACAGAGGTGGATGATATAATATCTGAGATTCCTAACAACTATCAATATGAGATTGGTCAGATTCCTATTTACCACGCTAACAGACCAGACCTTACATCGTACACTTTCTACGATACTCCTGCGTTCTGGTGGTTTATATTACATTTCAATGCTATAGACGATCCGTTTGAAAAGTTCAACACAGGAGACTTCATAAGAATCCCTAAGCTATGAGCGCCCAGAAGATATCGCTAGTAAACGAATACGGTAGATCAAGGTCAGGTAATGATAACCTAGTCCCTACCGCTAATATCGCTTTGTCTTTTAGTAGAGATGCTCTAAACGATTTCTTTTCTTTCGGAACTAAATCAGAGGATTCAGGGCAAAGTATTTATTTATTCAAGCCTGGAGATGGCGTGTTTCTGGATTTTTTACACCAGATAAATTCAGGATCAAACGGAGGCATGTTCTCTCTTACACTTTTAGATCCTTTAGGTGAATTCCTACAAACAATGTTCGCTTATACTTTTGAGGATGCGCTAAAAGAAATATACACAAGAAAGAATAATCTAGGATACGAAACACCGACTGTAAATACACAAGATCTTCTTACGGTGCAGCCTAGTAAAAAGAAAGATTTTACTAGAGAAGAGCGCGATGATATAGTATCAAAATATTCTACTACAAAGCTTTACCTAGCTTACGGGTTAGGAACTGAAAGTAGGAACTGGGCTGGTCCTTTCATTGTAAATATAAGTAACGCTTTTTATTCCGAAGGTTTAGACTCTGCTAATAAGATAGAACTTCAGTTCGTAGGAACGGATATTGTTGGAGATTACGAGGTTAAGACAACTTCTAATACTGAAGACTACGAATTATTTTCTGTTGAAGAACCTTTAGGGTTTGCTACGGTTACTGAATCAGTACAAAGCTACGCTTCAGCCAGAAAGATTAATGATCAGCCAATTATAAGCCAATTCCCTACGACCTATTCTGATCTTCAGGATTTTGGAAACTATGCTAGTCAATATTTAGGATTTGGAACCCCTTTTGGAGGAGGTACAAGTGTAGCAGGTTCCCGATCAAATAGAATTAATAAAAGTAGGACAGCTAATGTTAACTTAAAATTTGAGTTCGCATATCAAGAGGATCCTATTGAAAAACCGTTATACAACCTAATTAGAAAGTATTTAAAAAGGCTAGGATACGCTAATGTTCTATTTATAGTAAATTCCTTAGACCAGGATGTTAGTGACGAAGCTATTCAAACAGCCTTGAATGCGGCTAGTAAAACAAGGGAAACACTATTTACAGAGAAAGACGCCGTTCTAGAGTCTAAATTAAAACGAATATTCACTACATTAGGACTTGAAATAGGAGATCTTAGGGAACCGAGGTCTTTAATTAAAGAGTCAGTAGAATCGTCAGAGGAAATGCCTCAAATAGAGGGTCAAGAAGGGTTCGATACTACTCAGATTAGAAAAAGATACGCTCTAAAACTTTCTAACAATGTTAAAGAGCAGACAGTAAATGATAAATTTGCTCCTGTAATGGATCTTCTTAAGAATATTAAAACCATTACTGGGACGGGGTTTGTCAATAGACTTACAGTGGAGAACAACGCAGATAAGATAGCAGTTCTTAATAAGTATTTTCCAAAGCTAGTACCAGACCCTACATCTCCTGTATTAATCATTGGTGATGATTACTTAATACAAGCTATAATTTATGCCAAGCTAGACAAAGGAAGTATAGATGTAAAACTTGGAGGACCTGGGTGCGACCTGACCTATGTACATGCTCAAGCTTCGGAAGGGTATTACACCGAAATGAGAAGGATCATAGAGAGAAAGAAAAAAGCAATGGCCTTCTTTGATTTTAGAGATAAAGGAAACTCTAGAATACCAGATGATTTCCATATAACATCAAAAGAAGCACAGCAGTTAACAGAGCTAGGAATCCCAGTATTTAGAGCTAATACTGATAACCCAAATGTGCTTTCATTCGTTACTCAGAATCAAGGTATCTTACTAAGCACTTATAGCAGCACCATAAGACAATTAGTTTACTTCTTATTAGATGCTTCTGATACTAATGAAGAGCAGTTGAAACAGGAAGACATAAAGAAGTATGTTTCTGATTTATTTAAAGACAAGGCAAGAATATCTCAGATAGCAAATAAGTTAGGAGTTCAAATGACCGACGAGGATAAATTATCAGAAGAGTTATTTTATCACTTAACTGACCCCGCTTTCATAGGATTAACTTATGTCTCTGAATCCGCGCCCTCTGTAACTTTAGCAAGTTATATGGACAACTTCTATGAGCTTTTTTCAAAACCTTACAAAGCTTCTATTAGAACTTTGCCATACTATAATTTATCAGAAATAGATTTGATAAATGATTTTTGTTTATTTCTAAAGAATCGCCATGGTGTAGAGATGGTAGCAGATGACGATAGGGTTAACAGCATTTACAGCGGATTCTGGAGATTTGTAGGGTTTAAGCATGTTATAGGAGAGTCTGATGCGTACTCAGAGTTCACGATTATAAAAGACTCTACCACCTCAAATGTATTCTCAAGGGATCTTAAATAATGAAATATAAGGATTTACATAAAGGCTCTTTTCAAGCTAAGGTGGGTCATGTTGTTAATAATGTTGATGGTCGAAGCGCGGGAACTTTCCAGGTAGCACTTGCTGATTCCAACGATATTGTTGATGTTAAGTATTCTAGTCCTGTTAAATATTCATCGGGTGGTTTGATCGCTATTCCAAAAGAAACGGATCTAGTAGTCATAATTAAGCCAGCGAACGCGGATGATTGGATCTACCTAAGCACAGTTGTTGATAGTGAACAGGAGCTAGAGAATAAGATTATAAAGGAAACTCCTTTAACTGATCACATTCCATACTTCGGGCAGACTGACCCTTATTCTCATACGATCAGCCCGGATAGCATAGGGCTTTATAACCGTGACGGAAACGGTGTTGAAATATCTTCAAAGAGAAACGAGTCAGACGATGAAAGGTTTGTATCAGTAAAGGGTGCAACGGATCACAGGATGATAATCGCTGACAATGGACAGAATGATTCCATTGGTTTATACAACAACAATGGCTTTGATAAGCTAAAGCTGACAGGGGATCAGTATGAAGGGCTTATGGGTCCTGAGTCTGCTGAGTTGAATGTTACAAGGAACATAGATCTTCTATCTCTAGAAGGATCTATTCATGTTTGTTTAGACGGAGGCAGGAGAATCGACATTTATAACAGATCTCGCAAGGATGTTATGAAGGATTCGGATGAAGATAATGCCTGCGGACAGATTAACATGGAGAGTTATCACAACGATATCGTGATAAAGGTTAACGCTGAGGATTCAAGGATACTTCTTGTAGCAGACGGACCTGACTCAATCATTCAATTACGAACAAACGGTTCCGTTAATGTAAACGCGGAGAAAGATATAAACCTGCAATCCGGCCAGAACATTAACATTGCCGCTGCTGGAGATGTAAATATTGAAGGGGCGAAGATAAACCTCAATCCAGGCCCTCCTGGAACTGTGGCTGTTCCTTCACCAGAGCTAACTAACGACGAAGAGAGAGCATTATCTAATGGTTAAATTTAATCCAAATCTACTGAATGACCCTCTGGGTGAACTAGGTATGCAGTATGGTGCGCCTAAGTGTTTGGTCGATTTCAGTAAGGAAATATTAAGTTTACTGCCAACCTCTATGCTAGGTGGGTTCTCTCAGGGTTTGATTAAAGGCAAGGCTGCTGCTCAAGCAGCCATGGCTACTGCTGTAAAGAAACTATTCAGAGATACTGGAATCGTAGAGTTCGACACTACTACAGGTAAGCTAGTGTTTTTATCAGGATCTTCCAAGAATGGTATAGAGAATGGTGAGCTTGATTTCCTAGGGGAGATAGGGGAGTTCCTTGGAGCTTTGGCTGGGGCGGGTGCTGCCTTATGGGAGAACTATCAAGTAGCCGAAGAGTTCATACAGCAGATTGAGGACTGTATTGGTCAAGTAGAACAGTGGCTCGACAAGGGCAACGATAACTCTGGACCTAAGTATCCTACTACGGTTTCTCTGATTGTAGCCAAGTCTGAAATACAGAACGCTTTAAACTATATTGAAAGCGTAAACAATCAACTGACGAACATTGATGAGATCATTCGGGAGCGTGTCTCTGATCCCACCAGAGAGCCTGTACTGAACGGTATAACGACTTCTGCCGTAGGAGATGACGGAGAGCCCGAACCCATCTTCAGGCTCGTCTACGGGCCTCCTAAGTCCAAATCAGGGCAGTACCTCTTGTCAGAGGACGGGCTGTATTACGATAGCCAGGGCAAGAGATATCAAGGAGGTTCTTTACCGTCAGAAGCTGATATAGGATTCGTCCCAGACCCTAGCAAGTGGAGGCTTGAGCACCCAGCAAACCTAGGAGGAAAGGGAACCTCATTCTCGATTAAGGAACTTGAGAGATACTTTGATACGATTTTAGATGTTAATCAAATTGATGACTCTGACAATCTAAAGAAGTATTACGATAAGGACACCTTCCTAACCACCCTCTTTGGTCAGAAGAATGTCGCAGTCCATGAGCTTAAAAAACAAAGACAGAAACTAGAAGCTTCGGGATACACAGAGGACTCGGCCTTAATCATAAACATAAAACAACAACTGTTTAGCACTCTAGACGAATACGATAGAAAGATAAACAAGAGGAAGAAGCAGATAGAGATTGCGGTAAAGTCTCAGGACCTGTTTGGAACACAGAACTTCTTTAGACCTGGGGAAGTTCCAGTTAACGACTTCTCCTACCTAGGTAATATAAACCTTAACATATCAATTCAGAAGCAGCGCATACTGACCTTTGATCACGGAGAGGTTGATGATATTATCCTTCCTCTTAGACCAACCTTCGTAAGAGCTACAGACGCTAACAGAAGAACAATAATTGATCCAATCGAAGTAGCAGATATAGGTACAGGGTCTATCGTAGACTTGAACGAGGTATCCTCTACAACATCACCTGCTTTAACTATTACGGATGATATTACGACGAAGGCATTGATAGCTTGTTACTCTTTCTTAGTTCCTGATGTAGAGAAGCCTAGCTCAACCGAGTTCAGTATTCTAAACGATTACACAGAGGGTGGCTACAACAACGCGCAGCTAGTAGGAAAGAGCTTACAGTCAGTATTTGTCAGTGGTCTTTCTATTCCAAAGCTAGACGGTATAGTGCGGTATACCTACTTAAATGATTCAGTGGGAACCTTTGCTCCTTCAGGACTAGGATCTTATCTAAGGTTACCACAGACACCGGAGATGCAGAACCTCATGTACAACACTTCCGGTTGTTCTTTTGATATGTGGCTTCACATGCCAAACTTCTGTGGTTCCTCAAACTTCTTTGAAAGAACTGACGCCTCCTCCGACATGAACCTTCAGGCTTCGGACGCAAGTTGGACTGATTTCAATTTCTACAAGATAATACTTGCTAACGAAAACATAGGAGGCTCGTTCACAGGAAACGCAGAGACACAATCAAACCAGTTTGGAACTAAGACTGTTAAAGGTATGCTTATGGGTTTCACAAGAGACCCACAAATAACCCAGCAATCTGTTCAGGCTAGGGGAACTGATCTAAACCCCGGTTCTACTTTAGGTATAGATGCGTCCTCAACAACAAGCTCTGTAAGCTTCTTTATTGCTCCAACTCAGTCTATCAATGGAACCGATGTTGAGTTTATTAGATCAGGGGACTGTGATAATCAAGTTAATACATACCTTAGTATGTCGATAGATGTCACAGCAACCACTTCTAGCGGTTACAAACTACTTGATCTATCTGGTGATTTCCAACACTTATCCGTATCCATGGATGTGAGAAACGATCTCATATCAGTATTCTTGAATGGAGAACTTCTTTCATCCAAGTCTTATAGCGAGGTCTTCGGAACACCTGAAAAGGAACCAGCAAGAATCCCTACCTTCATATCACCTATAGATTCAGACAACCCAAGCTTTTTCTACGATAGGACAAAGCTTGTTAACGCACAGACCTCAGACCTAGCCAACGGCCCAGTTAATGATGTGTTCTTCACTCCTTGGATTGTTGGTGGGGGGTGGACTGACGGCATTCCTGTAGACACAAGCTCTGGTGGATTCATGTCTACAGGCCACGGTTTCTACAGCGGATTGACAGGCCACATCGGAAGTTTTAAAGTTTATAGTAAGCCTCTAAATATAAGTGAAGCTTATAAAAACTACATAGCTCACAAAGGATTCTTCGAGGATATTGATGTCTGATGGTACTGTTCGGTTCACAGCCTAGTAGGGAGGTAGACAAGTCTGTAACTCTTGTTAACAGCGACAAGGTTCTAGGCGTAGGCTATCCCTTTGGAAAAAATACTAAAAACTATGTGACCAGTGAGTACGGGTCTGCCCTTCTCAAGTCTCAGATAACACAGCTTCTTCTGACGGATAGAGGTGAGAGGGTGATGCTTCCTAACTTCGGAATAGGTATACGAAGGTTCCTTTTTGATCCTTACAACGAAGACGCCATAAACCAGATTGAGTTCGACATCGTAACGAGCATTGAAAATTACCTACCCTCTATTAGGATTTTAGAATTGAAAGTGAATCCTGTAGACACGGTTAAGTATTCTGGTCTTTCAGGTATCTTAATAAAACTGTCCGTTGTAGATACGGGCACTAACGCCATAGCGGATGTGCAGGTAACACTATGAGTAATATCCCATATACAACAGCCAAGTCAGACTTCTTAAAAGTATCTCCCGTAGACGAGGAGTACAGAGGAGATTTAGTAGACTTTACGGCCACAGACTTCGCAACTCTTAGAGAGGCTCTTATTGATTATGTAAAGGCAGTTTATCCTAACGATTACAATAACTTTGAAGAGTCCGATCTCGGTATGATGTTCATAGAGCTAGTAGCTTATATGGGAAGTGTCATGTCTTACAAGAGCGACATGTTGGCTCATGAATCATTCATTAAGACAGCTAAGGATAGAGTTAATGTAAGGAAGCTGCTGGAGCTTATAGGTATTAGATTAAGAGGTCCTGTAGCTGGGGCAGGAGGGGCAAGAGCTACTGTGGATACTCCAGCGGACTACACCATTCCACCACAGAACAGGGTCATTACTGTTACTTCTCCCGATGACGGTCAGCCAGTAACATATACACTATACACCATAACAAACGGTCTACTAGACGATCCTAAGTCTGATTCAAGTATATCTTTAGAGAACGCCGATGCAGACGCTCCTGGCGTATGGACAAACCTTGCACTACTGGAAGGCAGTTTCGCAAGGGAAGCAGGACCTTTCAATGAGGTGGACAATGTAAAGGAGATAGGTCTGACTGAGGGTCCTGTTATTGAAGGAAGTGTTCAAGTTTTCATAAACTCTGACGATACAACTACAAGTGGAGTATATGTTGAAGTAGAAAGCCTGTACGCTGCATCTTCTACAGATCAGAAGATCTTCTCAATACGATACGATGATGACTATCGTGCTACTGTAATATTTGGAGACGGTACAAACGGAGTAATTCCTCCAAACAGTTCTGATTATGTAGTAACTTACAGAGTTGGTGGGGGTTCAAGAGGTAATGTTCCTAGAAGCTATATCAATACTTCTACAAGAGCAACGGGTGGAAAACAAATTCAGATAGAAAACATTCAATCCATAACGGGTGGAGCCGAGGCTGAAACTGTTGATAAGGCTAAGAAGTACGGACCCCTTAACTTCAGAACTCAGGACAGACTAGTTTCTTTAGATGATTACAAGTCCTTCGCAGCCAGATTCGTAGGACCTACTGGTTCATCAGCCAAAGCAACAGCCTCCGCACGAAAATCCTACTCATCAGCTAACATCGTTGACCTATTCATACTTGAGAAGGCATCGACTAATCAACTACAGAAAGCATCTATTGCATTTAAGAATGCATTCCTTGAAGCCGTTGAAGGAAAGAAGATGCTAACTGATGAGATCGTACTAGTCGATGGTCTTATTAGAACTTTAGATCTTGTTGTTACAATTTCTGTATCTGATAAGTTCAAGCCAAAGGAGGGTGAGATTATCAGAAAAGCTTCAACCGAGGTAAGCAACTTCTTCAATGTTGACAACAGAGAGTTTGGTGAGCGAGTCCTTCTTGCAGATATAAACAGAGCAGTCTTCGATAATGTAGACGAAGTTCGTGTCTGTCGAGTAGACAACCTTGATAACGATATTCGACTGGAGTTCAATGAGATTCTTCAGCTAAACAACCTTGTTATAAATATAGAATATGTCTAATCGCTACTTCAAAAGAAACTATGACGAGATAGTTGATATTCTAACTCCTTCTATTTACAAGGAGAGGGATATTGATTTAAGTGGGTTTGAAACAAATCCTATAGACAAGGTTAGCGCAGGAATAATTAACCTCATAAATGCTTGTATTCAATCAAACCCTAGTTACGACAAGTCTATTGGTAGAAGACCTATAAACTTTTCAAGCACCTTTGATGCAGGTAACTTTGATCTAAATACCTTTTCAGGATTGGCCGCACTGTTCGTGCCCCAGAATAATTTAACAGAGCTTTCTCCGAGGGACTTCGAGCTAAAAATACTTAATAAGGTAGGCAAGTCTTTTTCTGATTTCTCAACATCAGAAGAGTTTAAAAGTTACCTTTCAGGAACCTTTCTACCAACCATTCCTGCATTCGGGGTTAGATCAAAAAGACCTCCCGTTTTAGTTGATTTAGACGATACCACCTCCAGCGCATTTTCAAATACTCATCAAGGAACTCATGACTATTTATCAGATACGCTATCGTGGTTTTATTATTTAAATCAACCTGCTGGATACGGAGCAGCAGACTCAACCCCCCTCGAATTCTACGACCCCTCTTCAGCCCTTCTTGATTTATATTGCGATAAGCTATTTCAGGGACAGACTCTAACCTTAAATGATGCCATAAAAACTGTATTTAAGTTTCTTTGGTATAACCAAGATGGTAGAAGTTTATCAGGAGTTCAGTTCGGAGGAGAATGGATTTACGGAACCCCCTTGTATGGTTACTACATCCACCCAAGCTATTCTTCTGGAGTAGATACTTGGACTAGCGGAAGCCAACAGCTTGATAGATACCTTACTCTAATTGATGTAATTTACGGTAATAAGTATTCATCTGGAGATGATACTTACATGAGAGATCTACTTCAAGAGTATTTCGATTCATCTCAAGCTCCTGATGCAGAAAGTAGATTAGCCCCGTTCTCTAGATTCATGAAGGCGGTATCCTTCATGTTCGCAGACATAAATGAGTACAACGAGAAACTTAGATCTGTGAAATCCATAGATGACTGTCCTCCAGAATTACTTCCATACTTAGCAGACATCATTGGATGGAAGTTTTACAACAACGACATTTCATCTTGGAGAAGACAACTAAGAAATGCTGTAGACCTTTACAAGAAGAAAGGTACTAAGGATGGGCTTATAGCACTCATCAATAGCATTTTACCAGGAACGGGTATAGATTTCCAGGAGGCTATATCTGAGTTCTATGAGTCTTATATTCCTCAGCTAATGTTCTATCTTCTAGCTACGGCTTCACCACAGTTTGATAGCTTAGAGTCCTGGACACACAGAAAATCTCTTGAGTTTAATAACGGAGAGTATGACCCAGCCAACCTAGAGATTAATATAAGATATACTGTTGATCACATACTGCTAAGAGCAGTAAGAAAATTCCCTGACCTTTTCAACATTAGAGGCTATAGGTTCAACCCAGACGATAGAAGCTTCAGGTTCAATTATAGAGGAAGAGCTTTTGAGATACCACCTTGGGAGGAGGAGAAGTTCTATACGGACTGTGATCTGAATGAGGATTTAGTAGACTTCTTCTCAGAAGAGCTTAAGTGCTTAGGTGTAAGCTCTCAATATGTCGATACTTTTAAGACATTTGTACTTAGCAATACAGTATCTGGTAATCAACCTATAAAGAAGTATAACAGTACCTTCCTGTTCTTCACGGATGTTTTAAACACTCCACCAAATCACGATTACATAATCAATAGCTTTGATAAGAGAAGACTTAAGTATCTTCCAATGTGGAATGCTAAGTCCTCTCACTTTGATTTCACGGTATCGGGTGGAGGGTTTGATATGGATTTCTTCCAATCATCAAACTATAACCGATACGACTTTACTAACTCACTAGCTTCAGTAGAAGATTTCAGCCCCGCTAAGTCTATACCTAGAGTACATGTTGATATAAGCGGAGTCGAACAAATATCTTCAGGAGATTATTTCTTCCCTAAGGTTAAATACGCTGTTGTCGAGCTTCAATCTCCTTCTGGACTAGCTGCATCTTGGCAGGCTTCTAGTTTGAACATGAGGCATCCTGATTTAGGTTTAAGGGGTAGAGATATTTATACTCCTTCCTTTGTAGAGGATCCTACCAAGACTCATATTATCCATGGTTACTTGCCCTGCTTTAAAAGAGAGCAGATTATCTTCGGTCAGGCTAACACTATTACAAACCCGTTAACCGCATCAGGACCCTATACCGCTGAGGCACCAAGAACGGCGGTACGCAGAAGAAACCACTCTAAGACTTTAACCAAGGGGGAGTGGTACGCTAGAACAGGGTATAACCAACCCAGTTTTTATAACGGGGTTTCGTCAACAACAGTAACTTATAGTCCAAATCAGTCCGACGATACCTTGTATGAGTACCTACCTTTAGGATGGCAACCAAGCTCATACGAATATACTCCCGTTGTATTTCCAGTTAGCGGAGTATGGGACAAGTGTGAAACAGTAGACTCCTCATCAATATACAACGGAGTAGAGACTTCAGCCTGCTACGAGATAAGAGGCGCACAGACTTACGCCAATACCTCTAGTATAGAAAAAGATGCAGAGCATTTCTTTGTTGACAGAAGTAATTTGTCAGAGGTCGTAATCCTAATTAACAAACTGTTAGAGGAGAAGACCAGAGCAAAAGCTAAAGCTATTTATGATCAGAATAGCCGACTGTTAGATACTTCATCCTTTAGAGATAGCGTTGAAAGCTTAACCAACTACTTACTCAACACAGGGGAGGATTCCATATCAAACTATTACGATTTTGAGTTTGGACAAACCAAGCCAGGGTGCAAGAGCTTGTTTGCAGGAATCCATAGACTATACGATTCTTACTTGAAGCAGCTAGGATTCCACTCTGTATCTGATTCAGAGCTAAACTCTTTAGAAGACGGTGGACTCAGTGTGATATCACATGCATTTGGACCCCTTGCTTACAATGCAAAGCTAACTATAAGAGGATCAGAATACGATAACGATTATAATAAAATATCAGGCTCTGTGTCTGATGAAAATGTCTTCTCTTTATCTGCGGCAAGTCTAGTTGATTTTTACGACGGTAATACCCTAAACGACTTATATGTAGGAACTAATGCAGAAAGACGCTGCTTTGGAATGCTAAGTGGTGTAGAGGTTGTAGATTCTAGATCAGGGTCTCGCAATGCTATATCATGCTTTAACCTATCATCTGACAGGAGCATTTTAGGAGGTCCTACACACTTAGTCGGTAAGAACCTCATAGCTATGAAATCCGTTGAAGGGTTGCCTCGATTAAGATATCATATAGGACCAGATAACGGGCTTAGAGGAACTTACGGTCCTAGGGTTAACAAGCTAGTTCCTGAGCATGATTTCAGCTTTGAGGTAAGCTCTCAGTTCCTTGAGGAATACAGCAACAGAATAGGAGGCGGGTCATTAGGTGTTTGGATTCACACTGTTCCTGAAACTGATGCTAATGGTAACACAGTATTCTGGAACTACATGCCAGACGGAACTTGGAAGATGTATGATGCATCTTATATAACAGGAAACCGTAATGGCATATCTAGAACCAAGAATGAGCTTGCTCATACTTTCGATATGCAGCAGGACAGCCTTATAGATAATTTAATACCTTGCTACGAATCAGGCGAGCCTGCAAAACTATCCTTGTTATCCCTAGACACTAGCAATATAAAGGTTAACAAGATAAAGTTCAGCACTAAGAACAGACCAGTAAAAGTACCAGTAAGCTACTTCCAAGCTCATAATCAAGTGCATAGATTAGATCAGAGTTATGTGATAGAGCTATTCCCAATGTACTCCTCGGAGTCTGACACGGCAGATACCTCTAGAAAATACTGGATCTACAAAGGTATGCAGATAGTTGATAACTATTTCAACTACTGCACTAGAACAAACGAGGTCGTAGAGATACCAAACTTCTCCAAGGCAGAAGACGCTACCGTTTCATCAGTTATTTTCTACAAGCCTGATGGGTCAGTAGTTCCTAATGGAACAAAGATGTATGTAAATGATGATGGGGAGATTCTTCTGGATGGAGAGAAGATTACCTACGCCTTTACTTCTCCAGTGATTCAAACCCCAGAGAAGCCAAGGCTTTACTCTAAGGTTTATGCTTACATAAAATCTCGTTGGGTAACAGAGGATCTTCTAACTGACTCAACCTCTACAGAGGTGTTCATAGATAACACGAAGTATGTGGGAGAGTTTTCTCAAAAAGAAGACTACTTGTTATCTCCTGATGATTTAGGTATGGAGGGTCTTGAACTTGGTAGTCACATGGTTACCGAAGTAAGTGTACAATACCCAATATCGCCTGAGAATATACTAAGGGCATTCAGACACTTTAGATATGTTTCTGAACAAATATCGTCTAGAGATAACTCTGAGACTGAGGATCTCTACGGAACTAGTGGCGGTGGTAGAATGAACTACAGAATACACCCAGCCTCTTATCAAAACGATACGACTTGGTTTACTGATAAGAGATATAATGAATTGGAGTTTTATAACTGATGAAGGGCGAAGTAGAGATCATATCGGTAGTTAATGGCATCGCTAAAACTATTCTAAAAGAGGACAACCTTATCATGGATGGGTTTGGTGAGACTATGGTTTCACTTCTAACAACACCTTCCTCTATAGTTGCTGAGGGTGTTCGTGGGTCTACAGGAGATAATCAATCTAGGTTGGATGCTTCTAACTATACGATACAGGGGTTAGCTTTTGGAAAAGGAACCTTGGGTTACCTTGAGAATAAGCACAAGTTTTATAATCTAAATGCTGTAGACTATTCAGAAGATTTAACGAACGCAGCATGGGAGAGCTTTAATCTAAGCGTAAGTGCCGTATCAGGAGTAACTGCCCCAGACACTACCAGTAATGTTTTCCTGTTAACAGCAAGCTCTATATCAACTGACAAAGAAGGTAAGTCCTTATGCCAGGACACTTACTTTAATGGAAAGCAGACTGATGGAATAGATGATAAGATATCTTTCTCCTTAGATCTAAAGTATAGACCAGAGCTACCTCCAGACAAGGTTGATGGAAATAGGTACAGTACGATTGGCATAGACCAGAACGGGACTGACACCTACCTTGTAATTAAATGGGATTCTAGTGGGAATGGTGAGCTACTAGATGTCAGCAGAGATACTACGACTAATTCACAGTTCTCAACGGGGTTCCTGAAGAATCTAGGTAATGGGTGGTACAGAGCTTGCGTTGTTCCTAGATCCGAAACAGGGTCTGGGTCCGTGTATAGGGTTAGGATATATCCATCACTTCCTTTTGATGCCACAGGACTAGGGTTTGCAAATCCAGATGTTAGAGATTCTCTAGGTAGCATTTATGTTTCAAGACCCATGGCCGTGATGAGCAACTTCCCAACTGATTATGTTCCAACCTTGGCTGAATCTAATGTAGGAGACTATTCCGAATATTCAGCCCCTGTATCATTATCAGGAATAATGCTAGGAAGTAACTCTGTAGGAACTCTTTACACGGATACCTCAGCGTACAATGCTGTAGCTAATGCTCCTGAGATGCCAAACCCTGTAAACACTGAGCTTGAGCCTAACGCAATATACTCGGTTGAAACTATATCCGATTTGGTTATAGACGGGTATCATAATAAGAACTTCAACTCTTTTGATGATATTTATGTAAGTAGTTACTTGGTAGGTTGGGATGTGGGTGCTGGGGCATCCTCTATAACTTCGGACAATTTAAGTTACCATGTAGGATGTTATGCACCAACAAGCGGTATTACTGTAGCCTCTGTTGAGGGCGGTGATTTCAGTTCTCTAACGGCATCTGCGGTTGGCGTTAGTGGGTCTTATGCAGAGCTAAGAACTATGGATAAGGACGGGTTTATAAGAGCCTACTACCCTACTTTAGGTGACACTGCTGACGCATCAGGTAGGCTTATAGTATCAGCCAATTCAGACTTCTCATCCGTTGGAGAGTTATCTTGCATAACGATCATACCACAGCCTGATGCGATAGTTTCTAACTTCTACGGAGGTATATTTGAGGCAGGCTTATTCACTCTAGACCTACAAAAAACACTAAACGAACTGAAGATACAACCTCCCTACAATAAAGATGTAGATTCTGGTGACCCTTTTAAAATGAAGCTTATGGCTAGGAAAACCTTTAATGACAACATTGTGGTTTCTAGGGATTCTGGATCCGATCAAGGTCTTAACCATCACGGAGATGTGAAAGTTATATGGAGGCTTAAATTCCTATGAAAGGTAGAGTAACAATAACAAAAGTTTATAAGAACGGGGTCAGAGAGCAAGTCTGCTCTGAAGAGTGTAACATAATTACAGATGGGCTGGGGATAGCACTGGTTAACCTTTTCACAACCAACTCAGAACTGTTTGATGGTAATGTAGGAGACTTCCAATTCGCATACTTTCAAATGGGAACAGAATCTTATGTGGATACTGCCCCACTCACAGATGAGCAGTTCGACGGATGGGAAGGTTTGCTACCAGAGGGTGTAGAGAATAACTTTTATGAGCTTTCAGCGCCTTTAACTTATTCTGAGTACGGGACTGATACTACTGTTCATGTAGATAACAAGAAGATAATAGCGGTAGAAGAACAGTTCTTGGCTCCAGACGAACTTTCCTATGTCTATAAAGAACAGCCAGTTGCATTCCTAGAAAGGTCCTCAACTACTAGATTTGTGGAGGATGCAATGCATATAAAACTTAACATAGATGAGGGTGCTGCTATAGGAAAGGATCTTAAGGAGTTCGGTCTTTTCATAAGAAATCCTAGAAAGTTTAGATCAGACGATAGACCTGTCCTATCCGCCTACAAGATACTACAGCATTCAATTACCAAGACGGATCAGTTCTCCATAGATGTAGATTGGTCCATAGATTTTCAATGAGGTTAGCAAACTCGCTTTCAGCATTCACAAGAAGTATATAATTAAGTATAGCCATGAGCGTTACCAAAGAGCTTAAGCCTAAGGGGCATGTAGAGATCTGGAAGATCTACGATGATGATCACACCAAGGAGTTGGTGTGGGAGGAGAACAATGTCATTACATCAGGTATGGGCGTTGCGTTATCACATTTGTTCTCAGCTTCAGGTAGCCAATCCATCCTAGGCTATCAGATTCTAAACTTTGCTTGTGGCTCTGGTGGAGATATTACTAACTACGGAGCATCCTCTTTCAAGCTAAACGACCAATTTTCTCAGGATGCTTACGGTCCTAATGCGGGTTTGAATATAGAGCAATTCAATGCTATAGAAAATGGATCATTAGGGACCGCAAAAGACTTCCCAAGAATAAAGTTTAGTAATATACATAAAGTAACTCCAACTACGGTAAGATTTACTTTAGTCTTGGACCCTAACACATTAAATGTTGACGAAGATATTGATGAGATAGGTCTCTTCATGAGAAACCCTAGAGGTCTTGATCCTCACTCACCGATTCTAGTTGCTTACAGACCTTTCCCAGGTATAAGAAAAACGAGATCCTTCTCGTTAATATTTGTTTGGACAATACAATTCTAAAATGGCATTCAACTCAGAAGATTTATATACGGTAAGTTCAGGGGTCCTACTAAGCGACTACTGGAACCCATTCGTAACCAAGCACGACACTAGCTCTTTCTATAACTGGGAGCAGGATAACCTTCCATTATATGATTTAGAGGAGCGCACCGATTACTTATGGGAGAAGCTTGGGTGGCCCACATCTTCCCTTCCTGGTATGGTTCTGGCCGTATCTTCCTCAATCCCTACGCATTTAGATGTTAGTTGTAACTTCTTTACTGATCTTTCATCTGCTATCAAGGCACTTCCTGAAATTATTAGAATGCCCACCCTTATTGAGGTTTGTGTTTCAGGGGACGCAGGCGGACTAGATCTTGATAATATTAAGTGCGAAGGTGACGGAAAGCTTGAAATTATAAACAGATTAAAGCTTACAGCTTATAGCGCAAGTTCTTATTCTAGAACAGTTCTAAAAGATACCGTTGTAGCAGTATCCTCCACAGACATGTATCTAACTCAACAAGATACTTCTTGTTTATTAGCATCAGCTAATATTGGGGATCAATTCAACCAAGCATCCATTTCAGGAAAGTACCCCGCCAGGGTTTTTTGTCAGGTAGCGTATGACGGCAACTCGGCTTCTTATAGACCAGACAGGATGACTGATGGTATACATGACAAACTAAACACTTTAGAAGCTTTCTATCCTATAGCCGCAAGATCTGGGATAGGATCGGAAGGGACATGGGAAACCTTAGATGCCTCTACCTTTGCTGAGACTGACGGTACATTTATAAGAAGAACTGTTGTACCTAACAATTCTAATAATCCTATACACGGATTCTTTACCTCAAACTATTTAAGGCACATTAACATATCAAACTGTGATGGGCCAATTTTTATTAGAGGATTCATCACTGACCCCGCAGGGGATTCCTACTCCGAACCTTATACTTACGATGATAGTGAGTCTTCAATGAGCGGCACAGTTGGAATCAAGGTTTCTAACTGTGAAAATGTGACCTTGGAGCACTGCGGGTCCATGAGATCTAAAGAAGTAGGATGCCTTATAGAAAATTCAAAGGTATACTTGAGAAGAGGTTTTGGTTCTAGTAGAAACTATGAGCCTCTTACCACCACGACCAGACATAGCAGAAAGACCTATGGTCTTAAGGCCGTTAATAGTGAAATAGTAATCAAGACTGACACATATGTCTCAGGTCTTAACTATTTCTTCAACATACAGAATCACGATACGGGTATTCTTCTGGATAACTCCGTTTTAACTGGCGGTCAATCTAGAAACGACGATCCTGATTACACCATCATCAACTCTTCTTATAACCTTACTGGAATTGATGCTCGCAACTCAACAATAGACCTTAAAGGATACTTATCTCTGTACGGCAATAAGACCGGACTTAAAGGGTTTGGGTCTACGCTTAGACTAGACAACATGTGGGTTGAGCTTAACCAAGACTTCGGAATGGATCTTCTTAACTCCAATGTTGTATACAATACTGTTGGTGGTAGGGAGTCTTTGGTTTCCTTAAACGAAACTCAAACATTGTCTCATAACTATCAGATAGGCTTCTGCTCTAATGGAAGACACCTTAAGATGGTTAACTCATCCTTCAGACCAGAGAAGCATGAGAGAGCTTACATCAGTTCACCCTTCTCTACATTCTCTCTCCATATGGGAGTCGATGTATCAGGCTTCTCTCAATCAAATACTTGCCCAGGCATTGACCTAGACAACTCCAAGTGTGAGATAGTTTACGGAAGACTTGTTGCTCCTGGTGGAACAGCATCTCCAATCTCGTATAAGAGATCTAGTTTCGTGGACGGATGCTTACTTAGAGCCAACAATAACTCTGAGGCTGTATTCAGAGGAGGCAAGTACGCAGCGTCTATACTGATAGGTCCTGAGGGAGTTCTAAATCAGGTAAAGTCCGCAGGTATTTCCGTTAACAACAACTCTAGCTGTAGATTTAGTGGTCCTACTCTAATAGGACAATTCGGTGTAGATGCTCTAGCCGATTCAAACTCTACAATTAAGTTCGAGCCACATAAGACACAAGACGGAGCTAACATTGATGTTAGCGGATGGGGTCTCCAGGACTCTCAGAACCACACTGCTGTTGAACTTCATGCTACTAGGGCTTGCTTAGTAGCTAATAACGGATCAAACATTATCATGGAAGATATGGGTGATCACCACTCCTTCTGGGATAGGGACGAGGTTCAAGGTTCTGTATCTTCTGCTGACTATGGTACTGGAACTGAGAACTTTGCTTTCAATACTTCCTCGTATTTCTCAGCAGGGTCTATGACCTTCTTACCTAACCCTAACGATAACACTTTAACTTATCCTGCTATCCTTCCAACTGCAAAGACATTGTTTGATTCTACAAACTCTGCACCAGAGTCCCCAATCGCCATAGGTGAGGGTAGATATGTAGGAATTTTAACTAATACTTGGCACAGTATGTCTGAAGACGATTTCATCAACAACTATTCTATTGGTGGAATGTGCGTAAGAGTTCTAAATGGAAGTAGAGCCAAGGTATCTAATGTTCACTTTATTCCAGGACCTACCTTAACCGATAAGCCTTACTTCGATCCTAGCGCACTCGATAACAATGCCGGGTGTTACAACCTTAGAATATGGAATATTGGTCCTGGATCTTATCTTGATGCTGCGTATTGCAGTGTAAGTGGAACCTATCCTGCTCTATCAAACTATGTTGGACCTCACTCCACCTTCACAAAAGAAAACGGAGCCTTTGGACTAGGTTTTGATTCGTCTGCTGTAGCCTACAAAGCGTTTGAAGGTGCTCCTTATGATGCTTCTGCTGGTCATCCTGATGTAAGCACTCTATCAGTTCTAGATTACTTTGGAAGTGGAGTTCAATGCAGCGCCGTATTTTCTCCAAAGTTTGAGGCTCTTAATAATATGAGGTCTGGGAATAATTCCTACTTTGGACTACAAAATCCAGGAAATAGAGGACCCTTCAGGCTATACTTCTCAGTTGATTCAGCGGCCAAGGATCTGTTCTTTGGAGCAGGAACTCCTGTAGCATTCGATGGTAATAATGTAGAGGATAACAGACCTTATCAACTAATGTCACAAGGGTACTTCCTTTCAGGAAGCTGCTCTGCTATTGATAGTGTTGCTTCCGGTATACACTTAGATCTTTATACATTATCTTCTAGCTGGGTTGATCCTTCTGCAACATTAGCAGCCTCAGGTTATTATCACCCCTCTGGGTTTGTTGATTCAGGTTTTGCTAGACGAGTAGTTATTGATGAGTCTGCTTCAAACACCTTTGCTAACTCTAAACACTGTTCTCTGAATTTCTTAGGAAGACCTCCTCTTGTAACGATTTACAGAGCAACTATTTCCCCAGAGGGAGAGTCTGCGAGCCCCACTACTGATGGCCTAGGAAGAGGCTTTAAGTCTTCTAACATATTTGATTTAAAGAGGGATAACTGATGTCACAAGAATTCTTCGGATCGGGCCAGATGCCCAACTCTAGCAAACAATGGAAAGAGAGCGCACATAAGTTCGTTCAACCTGTACGATATTTTAAAAGTAACGACCCTTACTACTGGGAAGTTGACAACATTCCTATCAAGCAGTTAGAGGAGAATATTCTTTGGCTAAAGGATCAGTTAGATACCCAGGCAGATACTTCAGGTATAGGTAGGGCAGAGTTCTCCGAGCTAAAACCCTTTGCTCCTGGAGATGGATTTAGCGTATCCGTTAGACCAGGAAGATATAGTTCAAGGATCAATGATGCTTATCAAAAAGGCATCGCTACTCTTACCAAGAGTGCTTACTCCATAATGGATCAAGACATTCAAGGTAGGATTAATATTAGCATAAGTGATGATATCCTTAGAAAAGTTTCTGGTGATTTAATCGCTAACCTGATAGCTAACAACGGTCTTTACGACCATGTTCAGCATCACAAAACCGCTGGTCAGCTAGGTCTTTCATTAGAGTGGACAGTGGATTCTGGGTCATTTGTTCAGAATGTCCAGGCGGGTGTTTATAACCTTCCCAAGAACAAGATGGCGCTATGGAAACAGAAAAATACTTCAAAGAACTACGACCCAGTTAAGGTAGATCTCCAGCAGCTATCAGTTGATTTTACTAGAAGATGGGGTGGCACTGCTAGAACATCCATTGTAAATGTATCGAACACTCTATCAATTTCAGTTCCTCAGTTCGAGGACGATGACTACGCTAACCAGTCTACCTTTATACCTAACACTAGAATAGATCTTCTATTCGTATACTCTCATCCTGTAGATGCTCAGTCTACGACAATAGCAAAGCCTTCAGGAAACGCACCCACCACTATAACCTCACCAAGGTTAGGTTTAGTTAAAGGCGCAGGAGCTATAGGTCTTAAAGGCTCAGGTCCAAACTTCGACGGGATTGACATGGCAGCAGACGGCACAGGTTTCCTAGGAACCAATGCTTATAGCACCAACGCCACCAACCCTAACAACTACTTTAAGGTAGACGATCCTTATGATGCTGAGGGTAATGCTCAAATCATATCACCTATCGTTGATCAGAATCAGCAAACAGTTGGTATGGAGAATGTGTTTGGAAACTTCCCTTCTCCTGACGATTTAATGAACTTGGCTCCTCTTCTTCAAGAGGATCTAGAATCAACAAACCTAGCACTGGTCGGTCAAACTGTTCTTCCTATTGCTTATGTTGTAGTTAGAAAAGGTGCTACCAAGATAACCAATAATGACATTATTGATATAAGACCTTTCTTTAGAACAACTGAGTTGGCTTACAACGAAAGGGCTGGTATTGCTGCTGCTAACCCTCCTCTTTCTTTCGCTAACCCTGCTGTAGGTAAATCAGAACTTAGACATAACCTGACAAAAGTTAGAACTTATATTGATAGCCTTCAAACAACTGTTGAACAAACGCCTAGGGTAGTAGGTACTGGAGTTGTTATGGGTGGAATGAAGTACGGTGTTGAAGGTGCCTTGATTAGAATGGCCGCTGGAAATGAAACCAATAACGCCCTATCTAATCCAACTTCAGCAGCAGCACGACTAGAGTGGTTAAAGTCTAATGGTTTTGTTCCTTACAACACTCAGTCCATTCCTCTGCTACCTGAGTGGGAAGTATCCAACTGGGCTTCTTCAAAGTCCTCTGCTGGCGAGTATCGGAATGATAGAATCTGGCTATCGCAGTTCGTTCCTGATAAGCCTCTAACATTCTCTAAGGATTCTGATCTTTCAGATGTTATAGATCCAGTAACTAGACCTGTAGGGTATAACGAGGACGATGGAGGTTCTCGTAGTAGGTCAGGAAGTATGCACTACTTCGTCAGGAAAAGAGTAAACATAAACAAGGCTAATGTTCCATGGATGGGGCACTTTGATGTTATGGTACAGTACCTGAACTGTGTCCCTGCTGTTAGCGATGATGCTTACATTAGGCATACTGGCGTAGTGAACAATTCAAGATGGAAGCAATACGCTGGAATCCATGTGGCTAAAGATGAGAACGGGTTTACAATCTATTGTAGCTTCGCCTCAATTGATGGATACGCTAAGGACGAAAGAGATTACGGCCCAGGATCCCCAGGAACAGGGTTTGGTGATATATCGCGTTATGGAACATTAGCAAATGGCAATACGGATGATAGGCAGAAGGATGCTTTCTCCTCCTTCCATGTCACCCATGATCTTTTAACTTATGATGACGGTTACTCTCACGGAAACCAAGGCGTTGTAGGTTCTGGTGGATCTAATGCTAATTACGCTCCAAGTCTTCACTGCACCTATCCTTCTGTACAATTCACTGTTATAGGATATCCAGCAGGATATGCTCCCTCTGTCGGACTAGGAACCTCTAATACAATAACCTTACTGTGATACATGGCTTCAGTATTTACCAACTGTATTCTTAAACTTGCAGGAAGGGGAGATGTTACAGTAGGACCTCCCCCTCCTGACTGTTGTGGTGGATTTGGTGGTGGTAACGACGATGACGATGATCGTGGTGATGTAACTTATCCAGGTGACTGTCCTTATAAAGCTTGTCTTCAAGCTGGGGAAGGATGCATAACTATCCCTGTAAGCAGGAATGATATTATAACTTCATGCCCAGGTCTTATAGATCCTTCTGAGTATAACAATCCAGACGCCTGCCCTTATTTAGCAACTAATGTAGGAGCGTGTGATACTGGAGGTAATCCTTCTACGGACGCTGGTGCTAATTGTGTAGCCGCTTTAGTAGGGTTGCAAGGACAGCAACTATTCTCAGACCAAAATGCTTGTGAGTCTTGCTGCGGAAATATAAACTGCAACGGGTGGTCATGCAATAACCCAAACCAGTCTTGTGGTATTCATACTTGCGATTTAGAGCCTATCCCATACGATATTCCTAAATGTGGAGCAGTGCAATCAAACTGCTACAAAGATTGCAACGAGTTCTGGGATCAGAATGGACCACAAGAAGCAGGAGGGTTGTGGAGATCTAATGCGAAGTGTAAAAACCTAGGTGGCCCTACTGGAGGTAAGTGTTGTGGAAATCCTCCTGTCGTAGGTCCTCCTGGAGATGATCGTGATAAGCTATGCCCTGTATACCTATGCGAGATTCCAAACACTCCATGCTTCCTAGCAAATATGTCTTTGGCTCTCCTCCAACAAGGTGGATGGGCAGGAAATGATTGTCCTACTTCTACAGGTTCAGCGGGTGCTCAGGTAATACCTGGGGTGTACATAAACAAAGATGTTTGTGATGATATCTGCATTGGTGGAGGCGGTGGAGGTGGAGGCGGTGGCCCTATAACTCCAGGAGGTCCATTAACACCTTCTCAGCAACTGTGTAGACTATACAAGTGCATGGGTAACTATGACTGTGATGCTGAGTATAAAACTGCTGCTGACTGGGCCATACTGTTTAACCTAAACAACCCTCAACAGGCCACTTGCACACTTATAAATCAGGTGGCCGCTCAGTATGGTTATTACACCACTAACGCTCAGTGCCTTAATAACTGTCCATGTGACGCTTTCAAGTGCGTTGAAGGTAACTGTTTACCCGCTCAATTCCAACCTAACAATATAGACTGTCCTCCTGCTGGAGCTTTTGTTGTTCAAGGTGGAGAGACTTATTACGGTTCTAGTGATTGCAATGATTCTTGTGAACAAATCTGTACAGGGTATCAGTGCAAGGAATCCTTAGGATCTTGTTTGCCAGTAACATTCCCTAGAAGCGATGTACCCTCCACAGGATCAGACTGCCAAAGCCTTCCAGGAAGCTTTGATCTAAACGGTCAGCTTACCTTTAAGAACCTAACACAGTGCAATAACTTCTGTGAGGGCATAGACCCCACCACAACAGGAGTTGATCCAGGAACTTACTGCCCAGTTTATAGATGCGCTCCAGTAGGACAGCCTTGTGGTTTAGTTAATCTAAACATTCTAGATATACCTGGGTCACATACCAGTTGTGATACCATACCAAACCTGTTCCTTTCTCAAGGACAGACATATTACAAGTTTAAAAATACCTGTGATAACATATGTGCAAGCCCTGATAATGTAGACATACTTCCTGACATATCGTGTCCAATGTATCTCTGCGATCAGGTAGAAGGAGAATGCAATGAGATAGATCTTCTGTGGAACTCGGCTATCTATCCTACCTGTGATTCCCTACCTACTACAATTGCCATAGGACAAAATCTTTACTATAAAGAAAAGCTAGTATGTGATGCTGTTTGTGATCCTATTGATGCCACAGGAATAGACTTTGATTTTGATGAAGGTCAAGGAGGAGTCTTAGATGATTTCTGTAACCTCTTCAGGTGTGTAAACTCTCAGTGCTTATCAACAGCTAAAACACCTTTACAACTAGGCATTGTGTCTTGTAGTTACATTGACGATGCTTTAGGTGGTGAGATCATATACAACGGGGCTAAGTATTATACAGATTCAAACTGTAATAATGACTGCATAACCGCTGGCCCTCCTACAGGTACGGGACTAGATGATAACGGAAGTGTAGTATGTCAAGTATACGCCTGCATTGACGGACAAGATTGCGAACAGTTTAACAGACTGATATCCTCTATAAACGGAGGCATATATCAAACATGCGATCAGCTTCCACCTAGCTTTAATTCAAATGGAATAACCTTCTTTAAAAATAAACAAAGATGTAACAACACTACGCAATGTGGTGACGGTGTTGTCGGAGTTGATGCTACAGGAGGTTTTGAGACTGATCCTGGTGGAGGTGTCCTTGCCAACTGTGATCTTTATAGATGTGCCTTAGGCTTCTGCGAACCCTTGTCTATACCTATCTCAGATCTTAACCTTCAAGGTGCCAATTTGACAGGGTGTCTATCTCCACAATCTAGAAAAACAGTCACTTTCAATGGAGAGAAGCTCTATTGGAGTCAGCAAAGATGCACTATTAAGTGCTTCGATGTTGATGCAGGAGATTATGATATCATTACAGATCCAATAGTTATAGGGGTTCGTGATGATCAATCCTTAGGTGATGCACAGGGTCCTGTTTATTGTGATGTTTATACTTGTGGACCAAACGGAATACCTTGCGATCAAGCTGAACTTAGACTATCTCAGATAAACCAAGCAACGGGATCTAACTATTCTGTATGTCCACCATCAACCTCGAATAGAGTGTTCGCATACCAGGATACCCCCTACTTCTTCAACCCAAGTAGATGTGATCTTCTGTGTAGAGATTATTACGATTCCGATCCTGGAAAAACTTCCCCAAGAACATCTACGATTAATAGCGATGTTGATCCTCCCACAGTTAGTCAGGAATCGTGCGAAGTATGGAGATGCTTAGGTGAGAACTTACCATGTGTAAAGTTCTACATATACTTGAACTCGCTTCCTTTTGAGGCATGTCCTACTACTGGGCAATTCGGGTATACTCCTCCAGGAACATCTGAGGAGCTTTGGTACTATGCAGTAGAGAACCAATGTAATAGCTACTGTAGCGATAGTAACACTACACCTATAGGTTCTGACGGTAGCTTCGGATCAAGTAGTAAGGGGGTAGATCTTACTGGAGGAGGTTTGGATGTAGATGCTACAGGAATAAACTTTGGAGGTCAACAGGACGATCCTACAGTATACTTTACATTCAACCCTGATGGCAGTAAGGTAAGAAGGGAGTACGCATTTAATGATAGGGAGGCGGTATTTGATCCTACTGTCAGCAACAGAAAGTACAGAGACCCTAAGGCGTATGAATTCCTTCCTTCAAACAGAGGTGACCTACCTAGTGACCTCTTCGCAGACACCGTACATCTTTACATTAAGTCCGTCCATGAGATGAACCAGGGCAGGCTTCCATTCTCGGATCTTCCCTATGGAAGTCTTCCTCTTATAAACATAGAGAGAAGCTTGAACTTTAATATAAAGAAGCTTCTTGAAAATGCTAGGTATCCTGACGGAACTGATTTAAAGAAAGAGATACTTATTTACATCAGGGAACTTATCATAACGAATAGGTTAGATAAAGTAGGAACTGATTTTATCATAAGACTACTTGAGGACTGTCAACGAGAAGAAGATATCAAAGCTAGAGTATACTCAACAGGTAACGAAGCGGACGCTATCAACTTCGCTGTGAATGTGGGAAGGGAGCTAGACCATAGAAAGTACGCTAACGATGATGAGAAGGAGCAGATGAGATTATGGAAGGTTATAGCTCCCGATGTTAATAAGAGACTAGAGGTTATAAAAGCAGACGGTACAGTCCAAGATGTTTCTGTTTCTAGTGATGACAGTATTACTTTGTACGAAGCAGATCAGACTGGACACATTACTTATATTAATGATGGAGACAGGTATCCAACTAGTGCTGCCACCTTTGAAATAGCTTCAGACAAAGACAAGGCTCTGATAACTAATTACGATGACCTTTCAAAGATAATGTACAAACTAAATGAGCCTTATGAGGTTCGCATGACCGTAGATTCCGCTGAGGTTAGATTGATCGAAGAAACCTATGATACTTCAACAGCTAGATCTGATGTGTACATTATGAAGTTATTACCTGAGACTCTAGAAGATCAACCTAGAAGAAGTGCTTTAGTAAGACATACTCAGGCAACTTTTGAATTGATGGAAGATGAGGAGCAGATTAACGAGTGGGTTAAGCACAAACCGTTCCCTTATATGCAATTCTATGTCGATCATGAAGATCCACTATTCGATCACTTAGAAGCAAAAGGTGAAGCCTTGTTAGAGTTTGAAGATTTCAGCTTAGATGTATTCCAAGGTTATGATAATCTTCCTATATTCCCAAGAAGAATTCCATGGCATATAGGCATCGTTCCTACTGACCGAGATGATCTAATGTTTGGTAGATCTAGATCGTATCAGACGAAGTTCAACGAAAGAGAGATTATATTCAGACTCAACCCAAAACCTTCTGAGCATAAGACTTCTCTTAGTCACCCTCTTCTAGAAAGAGCCACGGGCTATGGTGTTGGAGCGGTAGGAGATGTTCCTACTAATGAGCAGTCTGCATATAGATTCAAAAAAGACAATGTTAAAGGAGCCATACACCCTTATAAAACAGATGAAGAACCCCTTCCTCGTAGAGAGCTACCAGGAAAGAAGCTGTTTAAGATCATGAGTGATCTACAGACAGGAGGAACCGAGTTTGTTAACAAGAAAGGTGATACGGTTTCATGGGCTAGTATCTATCAGTCTCTAACTCCTTTTGAAAGAAAAGCCCTACTCCTTACTGAGTTTAAGGATTGGGAGGATGTAAAGTCCAAACTGTTCCTGGGTAAGTTCGCAGAAAACCCAACAGTAGCGTCAAGATATCCTAAGGTTTCTGAGGTCCCCAAGCTAGATATTGATGACATTAGAGATTATGTAATACCAACCATTAGTATTAAGCGACTGGATATAGATCCTGAATCCGAAGAACCAGAGCCAATACCCTAATGCCTAAGATAGCCAGACAAGGAGATACCTCAGATCACGGAGGGGGAGCCATAACCACTGCTGTTTATGATACAGTGACAGTAAATGGATTGCCTATTGCCATAGCTGGGCCAGGAACCCTAGGACCTCAAGGAGCTTCAACTGATTTAGTGTATAAACCCCCTCCAGGAGTGGTTCATCCTTTGGGTCTAGGAGGGGTTGCATCAGGCCCGTCTGAAGGTAGTACAAACATATTTGCAGGAGGATACCCAGTCCACAGATTCCACGATGCCAGAGCTTGTGGCGCAGAAACAATACAAGCCAGCCCAAATGTATTTGGTAATGGTCAGGCTCAAATCAGACAGGACGGAGGAACAGTACAGGCACCACTAACTTCTCCAGCTGCACCTATAGGGTTCTCTTACCCATACGATCTTATCATAATGATTACAGGTTCTCCTGGAATGTATATCAAACCAGAGAATAAGGAGTGGAATGATATACAGTCTGTTAATGATCTTACATTCATAGGGACAGAGCTAACTCCTTCTTTAGAGTTCTCATCTAATGAAGCTTTTGATATTCCTGATCTAGACCTAGCTACTAAAACCGATGTAGGCTCTACTGTTGGATTCGGAGATGCTAATAGTGAGGTTGTTCTAGGAGGACTAGCTACAGTAGGATTCCCTAGCTTTGGAAATGTTCCAACTAATCAAATAGGTTTAATAGAGGGAACCCCCACTGAAGCAAATTACGAAAGGTATTTCATTTTTGATGGGGATACTACCTGGGTTAGAAATGGATTCCAAGGAACAGTCTTTACTGTTAAGAACGAGTCAGGTTCCAAGAGCACTACTCTAGGTATTGTGGTGTTTGATGGGTCTATACCAAACCTAGAAGGGTAACAA